TAATTCTTCACGGTTCTTTCTTTCTTCTTCTTCAATCACGGCCATACATTTTGTCATGGCATCAAAGAAGTCGCCAAGGTAATTACCAAGTTCAGTATAGATACCTGTAGTTTCGCCACCACGTTTATTCAATTCAATGACACGATTTTTCTCTTGTATGAATTGATTTTTCACCTCAACGGAAACTGGAGTTCCTGGTGGATGTGCTTTGTGGAACTGGTCGTCAAGATCCTTGAGGACAGATTTAACTTCCCCAGCAGCACCTTTGATATCTTTATAGAGTTGGCAACCTTTTTTAACCGCAGAAACAGCGGCATTTGCCATGGCAAATAACGTAATCGGATCCATTTACATCTTTATTTTTTACATGGTAAAGATGACACGAACAGCTTGCCTGTCCAAATGAATTCATATATAATTTAATTGTTAACCAATAATATTTATAAGGACTAATATGAACATTTTGATTTTGAAATTAATTACAGGTGATGATGTTTTGGGTGAGATTGAATCCGAATCAGAGACTGAGTTTGTTATTGTAAACCCTGTGCAGGTATCTATTGTTAGGGGTAAAGATGGTGGTCCAAATGTGGGGTTTGCACCTTTTCCTCTCCACGTTGAACAAAAAACAGGCACAACCATTGCCTTTAGTAAGAAACATGTAGTATACTCCTATGTTCCAGCGCAAGATTTCCTTGATAATTATAACCAACTATTCGGTTCAGGTATTGTACTTCCTCCAACTAAAAAACTTATTACAGGTTAATGACTAAATTCTATACAAATGTCCAATCTTTTGGCAATTCTATTCTCTATCGTGGAATAGAAAATGGTGAACCAGTTAGGGAGAGAGTTGAGTATTCTCCTTCTTATTACGTTCCTGCCAGAAAGCAAGGACAATATCAATTTAAATCTCTTGACGGTATTGAACTGCAACAAAAGAGATTTAACAGCATTAATGAAGCTAGAGAATTTGTTAAACAATTCAAAGATGTTTCTGGTGCACCACTTATCTATGGTCAAAATAGATTTGAGTATGCCTTTATTGCTGATGAACACAAAGGCATGATTGATTATGAATTTGATAAAGTATCTGTTGCCGTAATTGATATTGAGGTTGGTTCAGAAAATGGCTTCCCTGATCCATATGAAGCCAACGAACCAATTACTGCTATTTGTGTACGTTATTTAAATGGACCAACTTATGTTTTTGGTTGTGGTGAGTATGAAACTCAAGGTAAAGAGTATTATATAAAATGTAAAGATGAGTGGACTCTATGTAAAAGATTCATTGAATTATGGTCTAAAAAATGTCCAGACATTATTACTGGATGGAATACAAAGTTCTTTGATATACCTTATCTTGTGAATCGTTTCAATAAGATTCTCGGTGATAAAGAAACTAAAAAGTTATCGCCATGGAATCACATTGGCGAAAGAGAAGAATTTACCAACAACAGAAAATTGATTGCATATACTTTAACAGGTGTTGCATCACTTGATTATATTGAACTATATAAATGGTATGCTCCTGGCGGAAAGTCACAAGAGTCTTATCGTTTGGATAATATCGCTCAAGTAGAACTCGGCGAAGGTAAAATATCTTATGATGAATTTGATAACCTCTATACGTTATATAGATTGAATTACCAAAAGTTTATTGAATACAATATCAAAGACGTTGACTTGATTCTTAAATTAGAAGACAAGTTGAGATTACTTGAATTGGCAGTAACTTTGGCTTACGATACCAAATCAAATTTTGAGGATGTGTTTGCACAAACCCGTATGTGGGATGCAATGACATATTCCTATTTGTTGGAAAAGAATATTATTGTTCCGCCTAAAATTACTCAAAAGAAAACAGAAGCATTTGAAGGTGCATATGTCAAAGACCCACAAGTTGGTAAACACGATTGGGTTGCCTCATTTGATTTGAACAGTTTGTATCCTCACTTGATGATGCAATACAATATTAGTCCAGAGACTCTAATTCAACCAGAAGATTACTCGGAAGAAATGAAGTATATCATTTCACAAGGCGTAACAGTTGATAAATTGTTGCTTAAACAAATTAACACATCAAATTTGAGTGGTTGTACATTAACGCCAAATGGTCAATTCTTCCGAACAGACAAAGTAGGTTTCTTACCTGCAATGATGCAAGAGATGTATGAAGACCGTAAGAAGTTTAAAAAGTTAATGTTGCAAGCACAACAGGAGTATGAAAATGAGAAAGACAATTCCAAAAAATACGAAATTGAAAAACGGATCGCTAAGTATAATAATATACAACTTGCGAAGAAGGTATCTCTCAATTCTGCCTACGGTGCTCTTGGTTCTCAGTATTTTCGCTTTTATGATTTGCGTATGGCTCTTGGAGTCACTACGGCTGGGCAATTGAGTATTCGTTGGATTGAAGCCAAGATTAATGGTTACATGAACAAGTTGTTGGGTACAGAAAATGAAGACTACGTTATTGCTAGCGATACTGACTCTATCTATCTCCGCCTTGCAGAGGTTGTAAACAAGTTTATGGGTGCAAAATCTAGTGATAAACTCAAAACCATATCCTTCATGGACAAGGTTTGTGAAGATAAAATTCAACCGTTTATTGATAAGAGTTACAGCGAGCTCGCAGAATACGTTAAGGCGTTTGCACAGAAGATGCAAATGAAACGTGAAGGTCTTTCTGACAAAGGTATTTGGACTGCCAAGAAACGTTATATTCTAAATGTATATAACAATGAAGGTGTTCAGTATGCCGAACCTCACATGAAAGTTATGGGTCTTGAGATGATTAAATCATCCACGCCATCTGCTATTCGTGAGAAGATGAAAGAATCAATTAAGATTATGTTGATGGGCAATGAGCCTGATATGCATGATTTTATTGCCAAGTTTAGAGAAGATTTTAAAAACTTGCCGCCTGAAGAAATATCTTTCCCCCGTGGTTGCAACGGATTGAGTAAGTATTATGATGCTGTTACAATGTATAAGTCGGGTACACCAATTCATGTTAAGGGTGCTATTCTATACAATTACCATTTGAAAGAAATGGGACTAGAAAAGAAATATCCTTTAATTCAAGAAGGCGAGAAATTAAAGTTTACATATCTTAAAACTCCAAACCCGTTTAAAGATACTGTGATTTCATATCCGTCCAGATTGCCAACCGAATTTGGGCTTGACAAGTATATCAATTATGATGTACAATTTGAGAAAGCATTTCTAGAACCAATTAAAATTATTTTAAATTGTTTAAAATGGAATACTGAAAAAATCAGCACACTTGAGGACTTCTTTTCGTGATATACTTTACTTTCTTAGCTGCACTTGCATTGTCTGCTTGTGCAGGTTTTTATTCCGTCATCGGACTCGCAGCCATATTTCCAGGTTCATTCTGGCCTGTTATCATCATGGGCACAGTACTAGAATTTTCTAAATTGGTAACTACTTCATGGGTATATCGTAATTGGACCATTGCGCCTCGTTTGATGAGATACTATATGGTAACTGCTATCATTATTCTAATGATGATTACTTCAATGGGTATTTTTGGTTATCTGTCCAAAGCTCACCTAGAACATTCAAGTGATATGGCACCTTTATCTAATAAGGTTGCAATGTTGGATGAAAAGATTAAGACTGAAAAGGAGAACATAGATGGCAATCGTAAGATTCTCAAACAACTTGATGAGGGAGTGGACCAAATTATGGCACGATCCTCGGATGAAAAAGGTGCGGACAAAGCAGTCGCCATCCGCAAGGCCCAACAGAAAGACCGTAGCCGCATTAGCCAAGAGATTCAAGAGTCGCAGAAATCCATTAATGCACTTAACGAAGAAAGAGCACCTCTTAATGTGGCGTTACAGAAGGCAGAATCAGATTTTGGTCCAATCAAGTATGTTGCTGAGTTAATATATGGTTCAGGTGATAGAGACTTAATTGATAAGGCCGTCAGATTGGTAATCATGTTAATCATGGTTGTATTTGATCCGCTTGCTGTGTTATTATTAATATCAGCCAACATGAGTCTAAGTGGTCAAAATAGAGAAGGCGTGAGAATAAATGAAGAAAATGAAATAGTCGGATTTACAGAAACTGTACCTGTTAAGAAAGATAATATTGTGACTATAAAAACACCAGAAGAATCTACGGAAAATGTAGCGACCAAGAAGCTTGAACCTAAATATGATTATGCAGAACCCTTTTCATTTAAGGAGAAAGAATAATGAAAAAAATTCTAGTAACATTATTATTAGTTATATCAAGTGTTGCAATGGCACATGATGGATTCCGTCACAATTACGGATATCGTGGTGCATGTTGTTATAATGGCGGATGGATAGGTCCAGCAATTGTAGGTGGAGTAATTGGTTATGAGTTAAGTCGTCCACCTGTGTATACAACTCCCCCTGTAATATACACTCAACCATCTATCATTGTAGAGCAACAATCTGTTGTGCAACAACCTCCTATTGGTTATCATTGGCAAGAGATGATTGATCCATTAACCAACCAAAGAAAAATTGTTTTAGTTCCAAATTAATTAAAGGTGAATCGTTATGAGTATACTTGATAAAATCAAAAAGAATAGCAGTATTAAAGAGTCTGCTATATTATCAAAATCAAAATTCTTTAATGCTAAAGATATGATTGCTACAGCTGTACCAATTATCAATGTGGCACTTTCTGGTAAGTTAGATGGTGGTCTAACACCAGGTCTTACAATGTGGGCAGGCCCATCCAAACATTTTAAGACAGCATTTTCGTTATTGATGGCCAAATCTTATTTGGACAAATATGAAGACGCTGCTTTACTTTTTTATGATTCTGAGTTTGGTACTCCCCAGTCCTATTTTGACTCTTTTGGTATTGACACTAATCGGGTGCTTCACACTCCGCTTACTGATATTGAACAATTAAAGTTTGATATCATGTCACAACTAACACAATTGGAACGTGGTGATAAATTGATTATCATTATTGATTCGATTGGTAACTTGGCATCTAAGAAAGAAGTTGAAGATGCTTTGGCTGAAAAGTCTGTTGCTGATATGTCGAGAGCCAAACAAGTTAAATCATTATTCAGAATGGTCACACCACACCTATCGCTCAAAGATATTCCAATGATTGTGGTTAATCACACATACAAAGAAATTGGAATGTTCCCTAAAGACATCGTTGGTGGTGGTACAGGTTCTTATTACTCAGCTGACAACATCTTTATCATTGGTCGCCAACAAGAAAAAGAAGGCACAGAAGTTGTTGGTTACAATTTTATAATCAATGTAGAAAAGAGTCGGTATGTTAAAGAAAAATCTAAAATTCCTGTTACTGTGTCTTTTGATGGCGGTATTAGCAAATGGTCTGGCCTTCTGGATATTGCAATTGAATCCGGCCATGTTATCAAACCTAGTAATGGTTGGTATTCAAAAGTAAATGTAGATTCAGGTGAAGTTGAAGATAAGAAATTTAGAATCAAAGAAACTGATACTAAAGAATTTTGGTTACCAATATTGAAACAAAAATCATTTCAAGAATTCATTGAAAACAAATACCGTGTAGCTTCAGGTAACATTATGAATTATGATGATGTAGAGGAAACATTTGAAGTGGAAACTATGAATGGAACTGAATAATGTTACTAGAGAAATTAAAAAAAGTTATTTCAGTATATACTGAAGAAACTAATATTACCAAGGATATAGAATTAATAGATTTAGGTATTGATTCTTTAGCTTTTGCGGATATTATTTTTGATATTGAAGATAAAATGGGAATTATAATATCCGATGAAGAATTTGAACAATTGAGAAACTCAAAAAATGTAACCGTTGGTCAGTTATGCGAGATTTTAGAAAAGAGAGTAAAAAATGGTTGAAGGTATAGATTACTGTTTCATCTATCCCAAGAATGATGGTCAAGCGGTACACATTAAATTATTGGAAGGTCCTTATAAAGATACCTTATTCAAATATGGTAAAGTTAAATTTAAGGAAGAAAATGACCAGGTCTATTTACTTTTCGCTTACGATGTGTTAGAATCTACTGTGGACAAACCCAAGAAGATGGAAAAAGACGCAAATTTTAAAAATTATTTGGGTGACTTACTTGTGGAACTTATGTCATCTAACATTGAACAGGAAGTAATTGATGAAACTGGAACAGAC